GTGATTTTTTAACTAATATATACTCATTGCCTGCTAATTTTTTCGCCGCTATCTGGCAGCTGACTGTCTGCGCTGACCGCAGTATATCAGCTGTTGGTGTCCACTGTCCGCCTGTGATATCGACCTCGTACTGAACACCGTCGCCGTAGTCTATCGTCATTACATAGCGGTCTGCGCCGTCTATCTCCATGCCCTCAACAGACACAGGTCTAGCATTCGTTTCACCGACATAACCCAGTAGGGCTGTTGATGTCATTGCGTTATAATTTTCGTCTAGTCTGATTACCATTGTTTTGCACCCCCTATACGATTGCTATGTAGTCTATGCTGTACGTTCCTGCAGGCACATTGACAGTGGTTGCGCCATTGCTAGGACCCATGCAGATTACTGCAAAATATGCGCCCTTGTACACCTGCACATGGGTGCAGTAGTTCTGAAATGGGCTAGGTGTGCCGATATCCCTCAGCGACACGCATATCTGCTTTGGCGTAAAATCCAAATTCAGCGGTATTCGCACGCTTGATGCCGCCTTTTCCAGTGTGTATTCAATCGTGCCACTTTTGATTTTATTCTGGTTTAGGTCATTTACTGCCTGTTCCGTTGCCGCCAGTGCGTCCACCAACGCCTGACGAACATCACGACCGTAAAATGCGTTTCGGACAGTTTCGATTGCCGCTGCCAAATCAACATTATTTGCCATTTTATCCCTCCTAGTCTAGTGTGTGGTTTTTTGTGGTAACGCTGTTACACATGATATCACCTGTTTTGCCGTAGCACTGCACTGCGGTTTTTTCATCTTCGTTATACAGATACATCGCCCTGTTATTGGTATCAACTGTAAATACTTTTTTGCCACTGTCCGTGTACGTTGATATGTTACCGCTGTTTGTATCTAGTGAAAATTTTAATTCATCATTCCAATAGCCCGACATAGCACCAGCCTGCAGGACGATATGACCGCCTATTGTGCTGTTATCAATGCGTATCTCCAGCGGACTGACCTTCAATGTCCATTCGTTATGGGATAGCTGGATAACACTGGTATTTTGACTAGACGTTTTTATATTTATCGTTCCGCCTGTGATAGTTGCTGATTTCGACGATAATTTGTTAGCGACCACGTTTCCGTTCTCGTCCACCTTGAATGTTCCGCTGCCGTTGTTGATTTTCAACCCTGTCAGGGTCAGGGCGGTTATAAAACTAGCCACCAAATTGCCGTCGATGGTCCACGCATTTGTGTACGGTCCGTTTTTCGCAGAACCGCCGTCCGATGATTTCCAAAAACCTAGCCCATTTTTGTTTAATTGAATGCAGGATTTACAGGTATTTATATCAGCCGTATCCATAATCAGAATGCGTTCTGGTTTCTCAGAAGGATCAAGAATGACATGACCGCCCTCTGCGCCTGTTATCAACTTTGTAGCATTCTCGATTTTACTGTCTATGACCTGTCTATTTCTGAATTCGCTATCGTCAATAGCGGTCTGCAGGCTCTTGGTTTTGGCTGTCATGAACCCTGTCATGGTTTCAAATTTGTCGCCAAATGTCAGCTCGGATTGTTCAGGGCTGTCAAGGTTTATAGTAATGCCGATTATACGCAGATCTTCATCAATCCCCATAAGAGGGTTGACTACACGATACCAGCACCCTAGCTCAAACTGTTCAAAATTCATATCAATTGTTGACAAATCAACCGCAGTTATTTTATACTGCTTTTTGGCTTTGTTTGCATTTTTCAGGTATGCTGTAGCTTTTGTTTTCAAAACTGACGCCTGCGTTACGTCGTCCCACGTCTGTGTACCGCTGATTACGCCATACTTAGCAACCAACGCACTATCTTCGATATAGTCTTTACCACTGTTCACACTGCCAATCGTCAGCCTTTTCTCGCTATCGGTCAACTTTGCACCTAGCGGATATAGCCGTGTAATAACGCTCGTTTCGTCAATTTCACGGCTGATAGTTTTGAGATTTACCGCCAGTTCTATCTTTGTGTCAGTGCCGTGTCCGATATGCTCCAGATAGTCTATGTACACTTTGCCGTCTTGGTCTCTTAGCTGGATTTCACCGCCGAATTTTCCGACCAGTTGTTCAGATATAGCGTCCATAGTCGATACCCAATTGACAGAATATGTGTAATTATTTTCGCCCGTCACAGTGACCTGCCCGACCGATATGTGTTTATCATTGCCAACCTGCGCATTGTGTTTAGAAATGAATGACGCTAGCACTGTTGATATACCTACCATTTTGTATTCAACATACGGCTGAACACTGTCATATAGCCAGCCTAAACGCCCTTCGCAGGTGACAGTTTTACAAATCAGACCTTGCTCGTCCATGCTGTCAGGGCATTTCAGCACACGTCCAATAAAAATATCTTTGCCTGTGCTATCGTCCGTGACAGTGACCGATGTTGTCAGTGGTTTCAGTTTGTCATATCCTGCATTGTCGGGATATATAGTAAACGTAAAACTGTCAACGGCATTGACAGCCTTGACAACTTTTCCACCCGAAATGCGGTCAAGGTTATCACTATGTATCGTGGTTTTTTCAATGCCATTTTTGATAGTGACAGTATGCATTTATAACACCTCCTCGTGCAGGCTCAGCGTGAGCGACCCGAAGCCATACGCTGACAAAGTATTCACGCCAGGTTGTAAAATCAATTCGTCCATATCGAATGGTTTTTCTGTCGATCTGTATACCTTTTCGGATATATCAACGTTGTTATTTTGGAAATACGTGAAACCCACCTTGTCGGTATCATCAGCAGACCGCCTATATATCAGACGTGGTTTTATCGGCACGTCCGAATACAAAAAGATTTTTAAGGTTGCAGGAGGGGCGTATCGTGTCTGCTTAACCGCTGTCAATGTCATATCTGTCAAATTCAGATAGTCATTTTCAAAACTGAAATCGTCAAAGCCCTTGTCTGAAAAATCGTCAGATATCTTATACGGCTGTGCTTTGAACGTTGCCGTTACCTCAACATGATATCCCTTTTCACTTTCGGTGCAACTGATTGCTCTTGCCCTATAGTGGTAAATTTCAGCGTCATCATATAGGTCACATTCTCCAGCCGACAAAATCCAGTTTTCAAAATCTGCCACTGCTTTTCGCAGGGCGGTTTTCGGACAGTCCATAAATACAAATTTGTATGTCAGTGTTCGTGTATCATAGGTAGGTTTACCGCCATTCTGATATGTGAAACATATGTCGCCATTGTGGTATGGTATAGTAGCCGATATATCCCTGATACTTGGTGGCGGTGTACTGCGTGATGTCAGCAACGCCCCGAAATCGGTATAGGAATTTTTGCCATTTATCGTTATACTAGACATTGTCCGCCACCCTCCTAGCGTTCAGATTGATTTTTTCAGCCATAGCAGCGTCCATGTATGGCGCTGTCACTGTGGCAAAACGTTTTCCGTCAATGTTCATAACTACTGTCAGATCACCGCTCTTGCCGTGCTGTGTGGTGCTGTCGGTTTCGGTTGATATTTTGTCAGCCGTTTTCCGAACGTTCTGCCTGCCTATCATGACAGGATCCATTTCAGCCGATACACCTGCAACGCTGTCAACGATAGCCTGTGCCTCGTTCACTGGTTCGTCTGCTGTATCTTCCATGCCGACCGCAATACCTGACGGCAGATACTGACCGACCTTTTTCGCCATAACCCTTGAAGGGGAATGAATGTCGAAGAAATCGCAAAATCCGTCTATAATGGCACTGCTCACGTCTTTCACTACGTCCCAAATTCCACTGACGGCAGAAACCAAGCCGTTCAAAATGCCTTTGAGGATATTTGCGCCCAAGTCCAGCCAGTTCACATCTTCAAAACCCTTGATTATAGCACTGATTATATCAGGCAGTGCGTCTATGATAGCAGGTATAGCGTCAGGCAAACCCTGTGCTAATGCGACTATCAATTCCATACCTGCCTTGACAAGTGCGGGCAGATTTTCTGTCAACGAATCTGTTATAACAGGTATCAACGCAATAATTGCGTCTATCAAATCAGGCGTGCATTTAGTTAGACCTGTTATCAACCCTGTTAGTAATTGGAAACCGCCCTCAATGATTGTAGGCAGATTTTCAATCAGCGTGTCAGTTATTTGTTTTATCAAACTAGGTAACATCGGCATCAACTGTTTGATAACGTCATTTAATCCGTCAATCAGACCTAAAAACAGTGTGATTGCGCCCTGTACCAGTTCAGGTACCAGCGTAGGGATAGTTGAAACCAACGCATTTATCAACCCAAAAAAGCCGTTAAGCAATGACGGCAAAATCGAGTTGATTAATGACGGCGCTGATTGTGCTAGCGATTGAATGATAGATGTTAAAACTGTGGTTGCCGCTGTGATTAGTGTAGGTGCGTTTTCGGCTAGCGTTTCTGACGCAGAACTGAATAGTCCAGATATAACGATAGGAATTTGTTCGGTCAAGCCGTCAAGACCGCCACTGTCATATGCGTCTAGCAAACTAGAAATGCCGTCAAACAGTTTGGTGAAACCGCCCGACAATTTCTGAACAGCTGGCAACGATTTTGTCAGAAAATCTGCCGCCATTCCCTTTGCGCCAGCCATAACAGGCGTGAACGCAGTTCCCAAAGACGCAAGGGCGTCCTGCAATTCAAAACTTGCACGTTCATAGTCCAGCGTTGATTTATTTGCTGATTGGTATTCGTCATTGATTTCCGACAGACCCGAATTTGCCAGCCAATCAAGGGCATACTGCTGACGTTCTGCTTCTGACGTGCAATTCTGTAGACCCGCATTAAAATCATCAACGCTATCACCCATACGCCCGATAAGCTCTGAAAACTGACCTGTCGCAGCACCTGTAGCAAGGGTCTCCTGCAAGCTGTCCGAAAGGCTCTCGATTTTCAAGGTATCAGGGAATTTTTCAACCGCTCCGCTGAGTGCGTTTATAGCAGGCGTCATTTGTTCATCGCTGAAGCCAACAGCCATAAGGTTTGACAACGCTTCAATGCTTGAATCGGACTCGCCTGTGATAGCCACCAAATCTTGCATTTTTGATTTCATAAAATCAAAATTATTGCCGCTGGTTTCGGCGTTTGTTTTCAGCTTGGTCATATCGCTGTTCCACTCACGGCTGGTCTCAACGTTTGCCGCAAGTGCCGTTGTTACAGCTGCAAGACCAACACCTATGGTCTGTGTGTATTTCTTGAACCCGTCAGCCGCCTTGCCTATCATGGCTGTGTCTATTTTGCCCAGCGTTGCCGTGAACTTCACGGCTTTGCTTGCCGCACCGCCTATGGCAGAACCGACTTTTTCGACTTTCTTTATGACAGGCTCGACCTTGTCTTTGGCTTCTTTGAATGCCGTGCCAATGGCATTAACATTTTTCTTTTCGTCTTTCAGACTTGACAGCTTCGACTTCGTTGTTTCCAACTCACGCTGGAACGCACGATACTGTCCTGCGTCTATCTCACCCTTTTTATACTGTGCCGTGACCTGTGATTGTGCTTCTTTCAGCACGTCCAACTTTGACTTTGTTTCTTTGATACTGTCTTTCAGCAGGTCTTGTTTTTGCTTGACCAGTGTGACGTTGTTCGGGTCTAGCTTCAGGGCTTTATCGACCGCTTTCAGCTCGCTCTCCAACTCACGGCTCTTCTTGTTTGTTTCTTTCAGTGCCTTGTCAAGACCTGTGGTGTCACCGCCTATTTTTATCGTAATACCCTTAATGCTACTTTTTGCCACCTATCATTACCCCCTTTCCAAAATTTTCTCGCAAAGCCTGCCGGTCAGGCTTCGTCAGGGTCAATCTATATGCGTTATCTAGGTATTCTTGACCGCTCTCACTCTGCCTGAGCCGTGCAATAAATGCGTCACGGCGTATCAGCAGATAGTCATAGTAGTCCATATCATCAACATCATATAGGGATATACCCATATAGTCCGCAACTAACTTTTCCCACGTTGAGGAAATTTCATATTTCTCCCCCTCCCTATCCTGCGGCGGATAGTAGGGGAGCGCTAGTTTTTTGAATTTTTGATTTCAAGCAGATAGTCGATATATGTGCGGTAGAACATCTGAATGTCATAGATATCCCAATCAGCCAGTGTTTCAGCCGTTATCGGTATCTTTGCGATGTTGTGTGACATCAGTTTTGCGCACATTTCGATTGCTTCGTCCAGCTTGTTGCCGCCTAGCTTTGCCGATATTTCCCCAAGCGCTTCAATCTCGCCCTTTGTGGGTGGCATAACAAAAATCGTGGTATGCTTTTCGTCAGCCAGCTCAATGCGCAGGCTAGGCTTTTGCATTTTATTGAAATTCAACGTCTTTGGCATTTTATACACCTCCAAAAAAACAGCCCACTGAAAATCTCAGCAGGCTGTGTATTTGTGTTGCTTATATGGCGCTTATTGACTTATCCTCTTCAATGTAGGTGATTAGTGTTCCGTCGCTGTCGCTTGGCAGTGCTTTGAACTCTGCGTCGATAACGCTTTCCTTGTCCTTTGCAAATGCCAGTTCAATGCCACTCTGGTTGTTGCCCACGATCATGACCCATATATCTCCGTCAACTGCGTCAACGTGGTGGAAACACAGGACATACCTCTTGCGACGCATATTTTTCAGACCGCCAATCTTGACAGTTCTACGTTTCTTGCTGGTATCTTCTGTAACTCTTGCGGTATCGCAGAGAACGTCAAGGGTATTGCCGTTGAATACCATAATGCCAGTTTTCAGTGTAGCTTCTTCCTCAGTGATGATTGTCTTCTGGTGCGTGCCGTCATCATCACTTGCGGTGTAGAATGTCGGCTTATAAGACAGGGTTGCACCGCCCTGGATATAGCCCAGCACATTGGCTTCGGTGCAGATAGTATCAACATCAGGCACTGTTTCACCGTTGAAATCCTGATAGTAGATATAACCGCTTCCCAAGATGATGTTACTCGGGGCTTTCTTTGTCTCAGCCATTTCAATTCCTCCTTATTTTAAATAATTGGTAAATGAATATCTTATCTGATACTCCTTGCTGTCTTCAATCCAGCTTTCAGACTTTTCCAAATCAAAATCTGCAAACTGCTTTTCAACAGCCGTTTCTAGTTCAACGTCGATTTTCCTCGTGTACAATTCAATAACTATCGTCTGTTCTCGCAGGCTTGCAGGGTGCATATCATCTCCGCTGTCTATGGTACTTTCACGATAAAACACGCAGTAGGGCGTTTTCATTTCATCACGTGATGAATAGTATGCGACCTTGTCTTTCAGCTCATCGATAGCCGTTAATCGTGAACGTATATCAGCCAATGTCAAATTCATTTCTTCAACCTCGTTTCTATCAGCTCAGGCAGTGTCTTTTGTGCATATTCTTCAACAGGTTTGATATGCACAAATGCCTTTACTCTGCCCTTGCCGCCTTTCTTTGCGTGACCGTGTTCCAGCAGATGTGTCAGGTAGTAGTATTTTTTGTTACGCACCACAACACGTTTGTTGCCCGACTTAGCGTATATTGTTTCAGCTTTCCAGCTTTCGGCATACTTGCCTGTGCGGCGTGGTGATGTGGTTTTCAGCTTTTCGACACACTGGTCTGCAACCTCGTCGATACAGCCGTCAACTATCTTTGCGGTTTCTTCACTATATTCTTTCAGGTCATCAGCGACCTGTTTTGCCAGTTTACTGACATCAATCTCGACCGATTTCATCAGTTATCACCGCCAAAACGTTCAGCCGTCAGTTCAATGGCTGTTCCTGCAACATATGTGCGTATGATACGATATTCCCGACCGTTATAGAATAGCATATCTTCATCATCATAGTCATAGTAATCCGCCATTTTGATTTTTAGTGTTGGTTGAAACCCTGCCTGTGCGGCACTGTAAAATTCAGAACGTGAAATTGATGATACCTGGCAAAACACTTCTTTGGCATTTTCCCAATCAACGACCTTTTCTTGATTTCCTATTTCGTCTGAAACTATCTTCGCTTTGGCAATTTTTACAACATCATTAAACATTGTTAAATCCCCTCCGTGTAGTCCTCATTCAGACTTAGTGCGTCTCGCAGACGCTCGTAGTTCTTGCGGAAATCTTCGCCTTTGCCGTTGAAATCATACTGCCATTTGACATAGTTTTCGATAGCCTTTTTCAGAATTGCACTGCAATCATCAGCGTCAAAGGGAACGAACACGCCCACACGCTTTAAGTCTTCCATGCAGGCGTCAACGTTTGACATAATGTCGCTATCTAGCTTGTTATGCGATATTCTCAACGATTTTTTCAAACTTTCAAGCATTCGTTATGCCCCCTTTATCATCATGATTACTTGCTTTTCTTGGTGAGTGTTACAAGGCTGTTCTTGTCGACGACCTTGCCGTCTACCAGCATGATACCCTTTATAACCTGATCCTCAGTGTCATTATCCTCATATCTCTTGACTGTCATCTGGAGATTTGTGTTGAGGATATAGTCCTCAGGGCGGAACAGGAAAGCGACGATTGTGTCAGCCGATACAGCGTCGGTATAAGCGTCGATATCATCTGAGAACACAACAGGTCTGCCAAGAACTGATGGCTGCATATCGCCGTTAAGACCATAGTTGACCCTTGCGATAGGCTGTCCCTGAATATCTGTCATTGCCTGGATAGTGCAGAATGTTGACCAGTTCATAAACCACTTAACGCCTGCTCTATAACCTGACGGAATTTTTGACATCATATTCCACAAGGTATCGTATGTAATGCCGCTTGCCAGTGCAACGTTCACATTCTGACCGCTGACAACAGTTTCCGTCAGAATGCCCTTTGGTCTGGTTGTGCCGTCGCCCTTGATGATTGCTGTCTCGATAGCGGCAATCATCGCGTTGGCTACCTGATTAACGAACACAGTTTCGAAGAAATCAAGAGATACTACCGAAACTTCAAGTGACATTGAAATTGGGCATCTCAGCTTGTAATAGCTGAATGTGATTGAGCCTGTAGTCTTCTTCTGAGTGTCAGAACTTGCACCCTCAGCAACCCATGTTGCAACAGGCTTGGCACTTGATGTCGGGATTGTCACGCCACCCTTGATATTGGTCTTTGTGACAAGGGCATAGATCTGGCCGTGTTCCTCCAGCTTTTCAACGATTCTCTGCATGGTTGTTGACGGAATAACAGCCGCAACGTCAGTGGTCTTTGTGCTCTGTGCCTCGTTCGCAAACTTTGCAGGGATTGGTGTACCCTCGAGAACGTTGTGCATAAATGCAGTTCTGTACTCAATGCTGTCATAGATGTTTGATGTGTGTGTGATTGCATTCTCGCTCATCTTGTTTTCATTCCTTTCAATGATATTTTTCATAGTGTCTGACGCATGGTCTTTTGTCATAGCGTTCAGATTTGCCTGTGTCTTTGCCGCCTTTTCAGCGTCATTCATCAGCTTTTCAGCTTCCTCAAAATTGCCATCGTCAATAAGAGCCTGAGCCTTGTCAAGCATTTCCTGTCTTGTCATTTTTATAACCCTCCTTTAGTTTGTCAAGCCTTGCCTGTGCTGTTATCTTTTTATCAGCACGCTCAGCCTTCATCTTTTCGATTACATTCTGCGGTATGATATCGCAGTAGGCCGCCACAAGCTGTGACTTGACGTTCTTGCTTCCTGCAATTTCGTCTATCAGCCCCAGTTTGACCGCCTCATCAGCCGTCAGCCATGTTTCCTTGTCCATGATTTCCAGTGCCTTTTCCTTTGCCATGCCTGACTTGGTTATGTAGGCATTTGCAATGGTTTCATTGGCTTTTTGCAAAATCTCTGACATTTTGTCCATGTCATGGTAATCACCTCTTGTCGCCGATGATACGTTATGCACCATGATCTGTGCCGTCGGTGATATATCTGACTTGCCTGCACATGCTATCACGCTTGCCGCACTTGCCGCAAGACCGACAACGTGTATTTTGACGTCGCCTGAATACTCACGAATTGCCGAATAGATTTCGGACGCTGCAAAAACATCACCACCGCCAGAGTTGATGTAAACCTCCAATGGTTCACCTTTTTCAGCTGCCGCAGTTATATCTTTTAAGACCCTCGCAGGAGAAATGGCGTCAATGTCGAAAAGGTCATAGATCCACTGGTCATCATTCGGAATGATTGTACCTTTGACGTTAATTTTCATCATTTTCACCTCCCTCACTGCTGTCTATCTTTGCCGTGTCTAGTCTGACATAGTACTGATCGCCCGAAGGAATGTCAGCCAGATTGAACACACTTCTGATTTCGTTTGCGTTCATGATACCTCTGTCGAAGAACTGCACCAGATTCAGTTTAGTTGACATTGACGCAGTGCTCAGATTGAACGCTTCAAAAACTATCTTGTTGCCATACCCTCTCTCGATACGGCTGAATAGTTTTCTTGTGAATTCGCCAGCCAGTTCCATTACTACTGGTTCTATTTCCGATTCGTAGTAGGCGTTGTATTGGTCTTCGGTGTAATTTGACTGCACAATATTTGCGTTTGTGTTAAACAGCGAATAAATTCTCTGCGTGGTTTTTTCCATGACCGACGAATTTGGAACGTAATCCTTTGCGTCAACTTGCTTTGCGTCTGCTTTGCTGTCGACCGCCGCAACACCTGTGCCGTTCTGAATGCTCATGAACTGCTCGCTGAACTCCTGCGCTTGCTTTTTCAAATCTTCAGGGCGCAGGGAACTGGTGAACTTCAACAGCCAGCGGATAATTGACGAATTCTTGATAGCCTTGACAATACCCTGATCTGTAGTTGTCACGATTTCCATTAACGGCGTCAGCGTTTCACTCAGCCGTTCTCCGAAGATATCGTCTTTGTAAAAATCGCTACGCAAATGAATGATATCTGCATACGGAAACGTATATCTTTGACCATTGAAAAACGTGAATTTTAAATACAAATCGTTGCCGATATATACGCACTCTGCGCTGTCTGCAGGGATAGGATATAGTTCAGTAGGATAGCCGTTGCCGTCGCGGATAATCAAAATAAACGCGTTATTGTTCAAACACAACTGCGTTGCGATTTTTTCTAATAGTTTCTGCATTGTCATGAACTCATTAGGTTCTTCCAACAACATTCGCATATATGGTTCAGGGTTTATCTCGATACTGCCGTCACCATTTCGACTATATGATTTTCTGATATGCTTTGCGGTCAGTTTTCCAATAGCCTTGACCTTTGGGCGAATGCAGGCACGCACCAAGTCCGACCGATAAACATTACCGTCCCAGCCATAGTAGCCGTTGCCGATTTCCGTCATCATCTTATATCGGGTCACTACCTGTGACCTGTTTTTAAAACGATTTATCAGACCCATTTTTTTCACCCCTTTCTGCCTGTAGTTGTTTATCATGGGAACATTCCCGACAAGTGAAATTCCTTAAAACATTTCCATGATTCTTTTTCTTGATAAACCTCATCATATCTTGCCTGAATGCCGTCAAGTGTCATAGCTATTTCTTGCTGATACTTCACTTCGGGATAGTACGTCACTTGCATGAATTTGAAGATATCAGGATTGATGTTCATACCGCTCTGATATCGTGCCAAAAACGCTTTCATTTCATATTCCAAGATATAGAAAAGATATCTCGTTCCCATGCTCTTGTCTTTCGGTTGAAACACGCCATATTTAGTTTCTAGCTCTGAGTTCTCACACAGATATCTTACTTTTCCGTCCGTGGCAGATAGCTGAATATAGACAGTGCCAGCTTCGTACACTTTACCCTTTTTCACTCGTTCAAATGTCACCAGGTCAAGCAATGGCTTGCGGTCTTTCTTGGCATGGGAAATAATATAGTCGGTGCGGTTTTCAAGATTTTTCATTTCAAGCCATGTTGCCATAGTTTCGCCAACAATGTCTTGTTCGGTAAAGAATTTCAGAAAATCGTCCTTGACCTGACTGTATTCATCATCACCGCAAAGGTCTTTAAGTATCGCCATGAGGTCATTCGTTGCCTTATGCACTTCAAGCTCACTTTGTATCAGCTCTTTGCAGATGTCTTTTAAAGGTGGAAGTTCCTCCTTTTCAAACGTGTCAACGTAGCGTGGAACGCTCAAGATGTAATCATTCTTAGCAACTTCTTCATAACTTACCACGTTTGAGAATTTTTCAACAGCACTGCGATTGTGATATGTATCGGCTATTTTCTGAATATGTTTGTCCGTCATGACGTTCTGCTTGCCGTGTTTTTCGAAAAGTTTTTCGGCACTGATAAACAGAATATCTCTTGTCTGCTTGCTCTTGCTGAACACGATAACATTGACAGGTATGCTGGTATTCAGAAACATATTTTCAGGCAATGAAATAACTGCGTCTATCAAGTTGTTATCTATGAGCTGCTTGCGAATCCTGCCCTCTGCGTTTCCTTGAAAGAGGACACCTGCGGGCAGGATATAGAATGCTTTGCCTACGTCAGACAGCCGTGATAAGCCGTCAAGTACAAATGCATAGTCGCTAGCTTTAGCAGGCGCAAGGTCATAGTCCTCAAAGCGTGGGTCTGACTTTGGCTCCCATTTCAACGAATAAGGTGGGTTTGATATAACAACGTCTGTTGCATTTTCCTCATATGTGTCAGCAACTTCTATGTTGCTAAACTCATCCGATTTACTCAGCTTATAAACTTTCTGCACTTCGTTGAGCAGGACGTTTTTTTGCAGAACCACAGCATTCTTATTTCTCAGCGCAAGGTTGAGAAGTAGCACAGGGATACTCATCTGCGACAATTCTTCGCATTGGAAGAAATTATCTCTATCCATTCCGACTGACAACGCTCCAGTTCCTGCACATATATCGATTATCTTTTCTGACTTTGGCGCCAGCTTGGAAATCAGCTTGCACAGACAATCGGGTGTATAATCCTGTTTTAGATTACTGCGGTTTGCGTTATTCTCTTGAAAATAGTCACGCAGACAATCGTTATTGCCGTTGAAACCTTGCTTGACAAATTCCTTACACAGCTTGTCTTTTTCAACTTTGTCAAGAAGTTTAGCAAGGAGCGCCTGCGGAAGTTCAAAGCTTTCTTTTATGCCAAATAGATTGTTAATTACTTCGGTTGTCACTTTTATCTCCTTATATCAAACTTTCAAATTCTTCCTGCCGATTATAATAGACCACATATGCGTCTAGTAGTGCCGCAAGTCCGTCTATTCTCTGCGTTCGGTCAGATTTCTTACACGGCTGAATGTTGCCGTTGACGTCCGTCTTGACAGCCGTATTCAGAAAACACCATTTGTCAATCGGGTTGTTGTCATAAACGATGTTGTGTCGCTGAAATTCAGCTTTCAGATTCTTCATCGGGTCAGACAACGTGATAACGCCCTGGCGCACAGGTACTAAAACGCCCTTGCCGAACTCTTCTTCAAACGCTTTTATCAGCTCGTCCGAAACGTGCCAAGGGTCATAGCCGATAGCCAAAGGATAGATGTCTTCCTTATCTCTCAGTTCCAAAAACCAGTCTAGGATAACACGCTTGTTGACCTTGTTTCCCTCACACGTCCTCAGCAGACCTTGCGATTTCCACAGTTCATACGGCACACTATCTCGTCCACGTCTGTCGCCCTTTTCAGCGTCAGCGTCAAGAACGGCTTGTGGTATCCAGTACATAGATTTTACATACAGCCTATCATCATCAGGCTTTTTGCAGATAGCCTTTGCGGCATTCAGGTCTATATAATCAGCGGCATCAAAACCGCCAATGAAATATCTGAACGGATAGTCCACGACAGTTTCTTCATTGTTCAGCTCGTCCCATCTCAACCAGCCGCTTTCGGTATTCTGCGGAAGGTTGAAATCTTTGACCATAACCGTTGCTTTGAAGCTAGGGTCATCTTTGGCTTTCTGCACCATTTGGCGCAGATAGTCTATTGATTTTATCGTGCCCAGTCCAGGATTTGCTTTTATCCAACATTCTTCCTTATCCCATTCATCAGGGCTATCCAGTTCGTTGATAAACGGCAGAAACCTTTTGTTGATTTCCGTCAGCCGTCCGTATAGCAGATTGCTGGCATACTCGTATTGCGCGTCAAAAATGCCGCCACGAACAAAGCCGTTTGTTGTAATGCAAAATAAAATGGGCTGCTGTCTAGCGCCCATTGCTTGCTTTATCAAATCATATAGATCTCGATTTTTAATCGCCGCCAATTCGTCGATAACACCGCAGTGAACGTCCAAGCCGTCAAGGCTGTTTGAATTGCTCGCAAGGGCTTTTATAAATCCCATGTTTAATGGGAAATACAAATCGGCCGCACGTTTACGAATATGCTTGCTCAACAATGGCGACTGTTTTATCATTTTGTAGCAGGCATTGAAACCCAGTTTTGCCTGATCTAGCATTGTGGCGACGTTATATATCTGCGGTGAACCCTCTCCGTCATTGACTAGCATATCATTTTCGACCGCCGCAATTTCTGTTGTCTTACCGTTCTTTCGCCCTTCAATTATTAAACATTCGTTATACTGGCGTAGGTTGTTATCGTCAACAAAACCGAATAATGCTTGCAGTCTTGCTTTTTGAAACAACTCCAGCTTCAACGGCTGACCTAGTTTTCCAGACGGCAGCTTACAGAATTTTTCTATAAAATCCGTGTGCCGTGTTGCAATAGCTTCGTCAAAATGAAACTCATCAGGGCTTGCAAACCTGTTCAGCAACATTTCGGAAACCTTTTTCATTTTCTCACACGCAACGATACTCCCGTCATAAATGCCAATAAAATATTTTTCAAATTCCGTCAACGCTTTGCACCGCCTAGGAATTCCAACAACTCGTCGCCCTCGGACTTTTGCAGGCTGTCAAGGATAATATCCTCAACTGTCTTTGCCATTGCATTGTACTTTCCGATTAGTGTTGCATACGCCTTGCTTGCGGGGTGCTCTGTCTTGACAGTAAAACCATTGCCGTTTGTCGCTTCGATGATTGCGCCCTCTGCTTTTATCTTTTTCTGATACTCGCTCAGCAGATTTTCCATGTAGTCCAGCTGATCTAGCAGCTTTATGCCCAGTTCTCTTTTAGCTGGTTCACAGCTATCCACAGCTTTTCGCAACTCGCTCAAGTTCTTCTTGATTTTTGCCATTGTCAGATTACACCCCCTTATGCGATTTTATCGTGCGTAAAAAATGACCTTTGCCCCCTCGGTATCTTAGGAAAAATTTCAGTCCAAATTTGAGGGGGGCATAGGCATACCCGATGCGTCAAATTCACATTTTGTTAATTTTTTAGGCGATTTTTGGTAAAAATGACCCTCGAAGTTATCATGACATTTTTTGCATACAAATTCGAGATTGGCATGGTTTAATGATACCTCAGGGTCACGAATGTTTGCTGGCGTCAGTAATGTTCGGTGATGAACGATATATCCAGCACGTTCATGACATTCTTCGCAAAGACCGCCGTCGATCAGTATGCGTTTGTCGATGTAAGATTGGCGACACTTCTTCCATGCTGCCGAGCGGTAAAAGGAATATGCAAAGTCTTTCATAGTGCCGCCCCCATAAAATAAAAATGCCACACGTGGTACGCATTGCTAAGAGGCGTGTGTGGCTGATTGGTATCGGTGTCAACATCATCGCAGTATCGACCGATATATCCGCCACAGCTAATGCCATAGCGGAATCAGGAGATCTAAAACAAAAGAAGTAAAAAACATGGAGCAGGTTAAGTGATGGCGCACCGCCCCTGCACATTGCCTGAGGGCTAGCCACTCAGGCGTAAAAATGGGGTTGGCTTTTATTGAGGAGATAACCAACTGACCTTTTGCCCTATCGGGCTATTATACAGTATAGCAGATTAATAACTGCATTTCACTGCATTTCACTGCATTCTTTTGGAACGATGATATGTTTCAGGGCTTCGCCGTGAATTTTATAAATCGTTCGTTCTGAATAGTTCATATAGTCAGTGATCCCCATTATGTATTCACCATTTTCTTTGTTGAATTTCCCCACCCAGCGCTGACAAAAAAGATACCGCCTTTCAAGGACTTCTCGCTGGTCTGCGTCTGCAACTGCGTCAATGGATTGTTCAATTTGCAAACGTTTGTCAATCAGTATCAGCGCTAGTTCCTGCTGTCTGCGTTCGTATTCTGCTATGCGTTCAATGGTGCTTGACATCTTATCACCATTGCAACTGCCATGACTAGCACCTGTATTTTCGTATGAAATACCAGCGTATTCTAGTTGTGACCGCAGTTTCTTGACCTTGTTTTCAATGATTTTCACACGCCTCTCGATTTTATAGGCGTTCTGCAAATATTCTTTTGCTGTCATTTCAACCGCCTTTCTGCACCCTATCGGTCATTTCCGTTGATATCAGCTCCGACAAGTCAATGCCGTATGCTTCTTTCAGATAGCTGGCGTTATTGTCGTTATCGAATTCAGCCGTGTCCATGATGTCAAACGTGCTATTCACTGCGTCGATAAATGCACGCAGGCGTTTACCTTTCCAACCGTACCACTTATCTAGCATCCACAAAACAGTTGCCATTATCTGCTCTGTGATATCCTGCATAATTTCGCCTTGCAGTTCGCTATATCTTTTCTGCATTTCCTTTGCGACCTCTTTCTTGATGTCGCTTTGTCTGACGATGTTTGTTCGCGCCTTCATGGCATTTCACCAGCTTCCAAAAATTCAGGGGTGTCAAAAACATTTCCGATAATTTCGCACATATAAAAATCGCTAGGGCATATGTTTGACGTGTCACTTTCTCCGAAAAATCCAGCCTCAGGGTCAAATTTAATTTCAAAAACCTTTTTGTCAATATGTTTTGAAATATTTCTGTCGCACAGGCAGAGATCCCCCTCAAAAATTTTATTGCCGTTCGTATCCGTCAATCCTGTATACTGACCGACAGTTTCAGGGTCAACCGAATATGTTATCGGGATTGTGTCAACAAACTGTTTGTCATTGAAATCATCGATTACCAGATTGTCGCAAATGATGTGTTCAAAATTAGCACCCTTGTCCTTGAAGTATGGGCGTTTCCTGACAACGTAATAGCCACTTACCCATTTGCCATTGGCAATGCGCTTGCCACGAAATAATATTTTACGCATCGTTATCGCTCCTTTTCTCCCACGCATAGCATTTGTTCTTTCTGTTCACTACGAGAAATTTGATCTTTGCGACATCACTTCGCTTTGCGCAAAAAGTATATAGTACCTTGTCATGCTGAGGACCGAAGCCTATTGCGTGTTTGCAATTTGAACAGGTTTTATCCATTGCTTTCACCGTCCATTCTAGCTCCGCAAAGTGGACAATAAGTCGGGAACGTATCGCCGCATATTTCTTCTAAATCGCTTGCATAATATTCTGTTTTACATTCACTACATCTTGTACAGCCGTTTTCATACATTAATTCTGTGCTTTCCCACTTTCCGTGCCTTGCTTCCTGCACGTCTGCGGTAGGCTGTTCGTTGATTATATCGGCAATACTGCTGTTATCACCCAGAATGCCTGTTATGCCTTTTTCGTATATCGGCATACACGCCGCTGATAATTCGTTAATCAGATTGTCTGCATTGATGTATCTTGCCATATGTTATACCTCCTAAAAAGTTACTGTAATGTTCAACACTGCCGCCGCTAACCAGTAGACAGCCTTTTTGTAGTCTTTCTGTACGGCGTATATAGTCGCTGCTCCCACGTCTAACAAAATCAGCAGAAGTGGGAAGATGTATTCGGGTTTGATTTTTACCATGTTATCCCTCCTCACTTCCCCATTGTTCAGCCATTGCTTGTGCTATGCCTGGAAATGTTTTGGATCTGTTTCTAGCCCTGTCGGTGGTGAACATTCCTTTATGCTGCTCTCCGTGCCTGTGACTGTAACTTCCACTTGGACACCATGTAGCTTTTGGCGTCACAACAGCTGTTGACTGTAACTGCGGTAAATTTTTTAGCCATAAGCAGGTCTTTTTAGTGTATGGGTGGCCAAACATATATGGCTGAATAGTTTGCGTATAATCGGGCAGCCCGAACACTTTCGATGGCACTGGGTTCTCAACACATATCTTATCAATTTCTGCCCACCAAAAACGCATAAACAAATCACGGCCACGAATTCCTTTTGTAACTCGCTCTGCCTGTAGCTTGTGTCCTTTCCACAAATGTCTTGCCCCTGCGTTGCTAAGATACGTACACGGCGGATGAGCTATCAGCAAATCCCATTTGTCTACCGTATGTGCCTGTCCGTCGCAAGTTGTGAAGTTTGCATTGCCGTTGATAACGGTCAGAGCATCACCTAATATATGCCACTCAGGGTGACCGCCTGAACACATCTGAATGTCGCAGCTGTATGCTTCGTGACCTTTTGCACGAAATGCCTTGCAGACCTCTTGCGATTCTTCGCACGCTATTAATACCTTCATGTTATCCCTCCTCAAACTCAGGACATTCAACCACAGTATACGAGTGTATCATACCGCCATTTTGCGATTCATACATTCTGTGCTGGCACGTCCTCCAACCCTCGACAGGTCTGCGGTCTATGGACCATGCACAGCCTGTGAGGTATTCTCCTGTTATCTTATCCTTTGTCGGTACTGCGTGGCGGCAGTGCCAGCAGAGGGTGTGGTCAGTGTGTTTCATTGGCTTTGCCCCTCCCCATACCACATAGGATATCATTGAGCCTCTTGCAAACCTCACAGCCGTCATGATGTATCTCGTACTGACATTTCTGAAACACCTTAGCATATTCCCCATATGTTTGCCATAGATCAAGTGCATAAGCCCCATTGATGTATGCCCTGTATAGTTCCTGCTTTTCATCAAGCGCCTGTTTCTTGTCTATCTGCCCTGCTCTGAACTCTCGGTACACAATGCAAAGTGACTTGTATAAAAGCTGTTCTGCCTGCGTCAGCCCCTTTGGCAGCGGCAGAAGCTTTGCCGCCATTCTGTTCAGCTCGTCTGCCTTCTTTATGACCTCAGTTTTGACCAGCATTATCATCACCGCCAAGATAGTGCATTAGCATATCAGCTGCCTGCTTCCAGCCGTAGCATATCGCCGCCAAATAGTTCTGCTTGCCAAGCTCCGCAAACCACCACATCTGATTATCTGAGGGCTTGCCATTCTCCGCTTTGAGCTCTATGAACAGCCCTTTATTTCTTCCCCTTGCCACAGGCAGGAACAGATCAGGAACACCTGATTTCACGCCCATAAGCTTTAATCTCTTGCCCTCTCGTGGGTCGCAATGACGTTCGTTCGGTATGTGAAAGAGCAGTTTCAGTTCAGGATAAGCCTTGCGTATGCTTGCCTGCTGTGTCCACTTGATAAGGGTCATTTGCTCTCTGTCTTCATTTCTTGCCATATCATCACCCTTTCATTATCCTGTTGAGTATCTGACTTGCTTCAAATTTCGTCAGATTTTCTATGTCGATATCCGAATTGTTGAGATACTTCCTGCCACGCTTGCGGATAAGGTTTTTCTGATTATCTGTAGCAGGTGCTTTGCCCCACTTTCGGCAGATGTTCAGATCCCACAAGCATTTGCTATCTGCTTCACGTTCGCAGAGAATAGTGTACGCCTCGTCAAGTGCTTGCTGCATAGGCATTTTCTGTCCCTGCCATATTGCCATGCCCAAAGCATCGGGTGCAGATATCCTCAGCGTTTTTCCTTTACCCAAGCTGCATTTCATATCACCGTTTGGCAGCTTGAACCAGTTCACATCATGAGTGATATATTTCTGTTCCTGCGCCCACAAGTCAACGATACGAACATTCTTTATCCAGCTTTCAGGACAATCCGACATCATAGTAGCCTTTTCAGGAAGCTCAAATAGCATTCCCTCCATTTTGTCCTGACTCTTCTTTGGTAATTCTGAAATGTCGATGCCGAGCAAACTTGGAGCTGTTCTCAGGCTTGCCTTGCCTGTTACTCCTACGCAGTCGATGAGTGTGAGCTTGTCTTTGTCGGGGTGCAGTCTTAGCCCTCTGCCTACCATTTGCGTATACAGTGCGTCTGACTGTGTGGGTCTTGCTATGATAACAGTTTCCACAAGGGGTATGTCAGTACCCTCAGTGAACACCATGCAATTCACAAGACAATGTATCTCACGCTGAGTAAAACGGCGTATAATATCAGCTCTGTCCTTAGTCTGACCTGTGACTACCTCAGCCCCCTCGATGCGTTTTGCTATCTCGTAGCACTGTTCTACAGATACCGCAAAGATAAGCGTTGCACCTTTGGCGTGTTCTCTATACGCTTGTGCTATAGCGTCCGCAGTGCCGTCCATTGCTTCTGCTAGTTCGCCCGGAGCGTAGTCGCCAAGCCGTGTATGTACCGCTGAAAGGTCACAGCCTATGTCAGCACGTTTGCAGAGGATATCACACAGATAACCATGTTCAATGCCCCAACGCAGGTCACGTTGAAATATGATATCATCAAACACATCATTCAGTCTGCATTTGTCAGCCCTGTTAGGCGTTGCTGTGAAGCCCAGCAGAAGACGTGGTGTGAAGTGATCTATGACAGTTTTATAACTCTGAGCCGCTGCATGGTGTGCTTCGTCTACTATGATGATATCAAAATCATCAGGTGAAAACCTGTCAAGCCTATGTGTCATGGTCTGGATACTTGCAGAAACCACCTCTTCACTGCCGTTGGTATGGTACTTTGACATTTCAACACCCTTTGTGCAGTCGAAGTATTTCAGAGGCTGGCTCACAAGTTCCTCTCTGTGCGACAGAATAAGCATACGTCCATGACGTGGTATATTTGCAAAGGTCACTGTCTTACCAAGACCTGTCGCCATTTGTACAAGATGTTTTCCATGCCCTGCCTGCGTTATCTTATCTATACACTCCTGCTGATAGTCACGGAGTTTTATTCTTGCATTCATTTGATGTTTTTTACCTCCTTATGTGGGACGTGGGGGACAGTGTGGGACAAACGTCCCACACGAAAACTATGCGTATTTACGCACTTTTCGGGGCGTTGTGGGACTGTGGGACAAATTCGCACATTTTCCTATATAGGAAAACACACATATATTTTAACGATGTGTGAACAAAGCCGTGATTCTATATCACCTATTTAAAACAGGTATATATAGGGGGAAAATGTCCCACAGTCCCACACTATGCAGAAAACCACGCATTTACGCTGTTTTCCTCGTGGGACTTATGTTTCACAAAATGCCGAAATCCGATATATCCGTCCCACGCATTTCTTCTTCGGTGTAATAGTCCGGTGTTTCATCTGGCAATCTCAGCACAACACACTCAACGTTCACGCCACCGATGCGCTTGCCACGAGTATTGTTGCGCCCTCTCACAAGTATCTTGCCGTTAGATTTCAGCCAACTAAGCAACGCCCTTGTGTCGAAGCCCTGTTTTGAAGCCGCTTCGTCGAATTTTGAACGTATGATATACGCAAAATCGCCCTGGATAAGTCCAAACACTTCGCCGTTATTGTCTTCGCCTGTCGCAAAGCGTTTACTGTTGGACGCCACCCAATCGCACATATACTGATAGCCTCGTTCACCTGCTGATACCGATTTTTTGGTCTGCAAATACGGTGAGATATCGTCAATTGTTAGTGGCTCATTCGTTTTGAACACGGACGCTTCTGCAATCATATCAGCAGTCAGTATCATTGCCGCTGCCATTGCCTGCTTTTCTGTTGTATCCGACTTGCAGAGCTTGGTGAAATAATCGTTATAGACCTCTTGTGTCATTGTCAAGGCTTTTTGAGAGGACAGTTTTGCAACAAATTCTCGCCCTGCAAAGCCATAGTTTTGTTTTATCACCGCTGATACAGCCATGCCGTCTGCTATCACGATGTTGTTTGCCGTGCATTCAATGTCGATAACTCTGTTTACCGCTCCTGCGCCTGCTGAACCGCCCACTATAGGGCTTTCGCCTGTGGTAAGGATAGTGTTTCGCCATGTCGGTGTACGCTCTATTCCGCCTGTTTTTGTGCCCCTAGAACGTCCAACACCCTGAGCAAGCTGATAAACGTCAAATTGGCTTCTGCCGTGACTATCTTTGCTCAGCTGGAGTTCGTCAATGAGAAACGGCAGGCTGTTGAGAAACGCTGCTGTTCGCTCGTGACCGACAACTGTGCTGTTGAACGTCTGAATGTATTCACCCATTTCAGGGGTTCCCCAAACAGAAGCCGCAAGCATTAAAGCAACTGTCTTGCCTGTGCCTGAATCAACGCCCCATAGGTGAACGAAGAACGGCAGACCGCCAAGTGGCTGAATAAGCGCACTTGCGAAGCTCGCCGCAAGAAATATCTTTGCGATCACGCTTTTCTTGCGGCAATCTATAGCGACTTTTTTCCATTTCTCATAACTGCCATGACTTTTTATAGCACTAAAAATGGTGGAATAATTCTGCTCACCGTCAAAGGTCAGCCCCTCGACGTATGGCGAAAAGCCTGCGCCGTTTATGTAGCCAAGCCTGCCCACTGATCTTTTCAGCGGCAGAGAATTGCGGTTAAGGCTCTCTATCTCCTGGAAATATGAAACAAGCTCTTTGGCAGTTTCAGAAGACACATCAACACCGCATTTAACTAGCTGTGAAATGTTTCGGCTGTTATATAGTATCTCCTTTGAAACGACTTTTTCCTGCCACTCTCCACGAGTGCGGTAAGCTATGTTGAGCTTTTCCTCGCCTGTGTCAATGTTCTGCAAACACTCAAAGGGTATGATCGGGTGGTGGCAGATAATGTGATAGTTGCCGCTTTCGTCAATAAGATACACACCGCCGTCATCAACGTTATACTTGCCTGCGTCAAGCTGCATATACGGACCTGAGAACGCAGTGGGGTTATTGATAATAACATTCGCCCCACGCTGCATTTCTCGCATTTTGACATAGTTTTTATACAGCCCTTTGAACGTTTTTACGCCCACCTCTGCCGCCTGTTGAGCCATTTGCTCAATTTTCAGATTGTGCATGAAAGGGTCGTTTTTGTAATCGTATATCGCTTCGTATGGCTTCTCTGTGTAGAGAAAATCGTCTTTTGTATACTTTACAGCAACGGCGGTTTTCACCGCTTCTGCATCACTCATGTCGATATCAAAATGCTTTTCCTCGTTCGCATCAACGTCAATGATATCGTCAGAATGGCGTTCCCTCATCATTCAACACCTCCTCAAAGTCAGAAAGGTCACCGCCTAGCTCTTGCGGGGGTGCTGCTTCTGCGGTAGGCTGTACAAAAACGGCTTCGCACGCAAGATGTACGTCAACTTTTTCTTCACCGCCTTTGCTGGTATATGCCTTTTTCTCCACCTTGCCCACGCAAAGCACTACGTCAAACTTTTTCAACGCCTTTGTGGCTCTTGCTACAGAGTGCCAGCACTGACAGCTCACCCATACGGCTTCGCCACGCTCACCTTGCACCTTTGGCTGACGTTCGCCTACTTTTACTGCAAACTTGGTGAGCGACGAGTTGTTGTCGCCCACCTGTTTGTATTCTGCGTCCTTTGCAAGGAAGCCACTGATGATAACAGAACCGTCAGGTAATCTTGCCTGCATTAAAGCACCTGCTCTTTCTCGGTCTGGAGCTGGTCTATTTCGGCCGAGATATCTGTAGATATCTTCTCATACTCAAACCACTCAGACACCTTTGTGTTCTTGTCTTTCAGTGAATTGAAGATGCCGATATAGTCTGTAAGATCTTCGGCTGTCATGGTGTCAAGACCTCTGTCAAGACGTTTCTCTATCATTTCCTGCGTCACACCCAGCTTCTCGAACTCCACCACCATTTTCCTTACACGGTCCGTAAGAGGAATATTATTCTTGCCTGCAAGGGTCTTTCTGCATTCTGCCACCGCCTCTTCAACGAAGTCCGCAGGAAGCACAGCAAGTATCCTTGCTCTGAGTCTTCTGCCTGCCATATTGGCGTTATTCTCATAGATATCACGCAGGCTTGTGAGGGTCTTTATCTTGCCTTTTACTTCTTTTGCGTGTGGATTGGTGAAATTCTGCACCGACATTGTGTTCGTCTCCAAGTCCCAAGCATACGCCTGCATTTCTGACTTGCCGTTGTCCTGCGAAAGCTCTTTGATACCAAAGTCGATATTGCCCCAGCACCTTGCAAGTTCCTCCGCAAGTCTGATAGTTGGTCCTGAAACTGTTTCGCCACCTCTCGGATAGCTGTAAAATGCCTTGTTTGCAAGCCCTGTACGCTGACAAGCTTTCTTCATGTTGGCAAAAGCCTGTATCTCATTTCTCGGAAATCTCTTTGCGATAACAAGCTTACCCTGTGCTTCTGCAATGGCTCTGCTTGCTTCGATAGCGACTGTACCCTGATTGATGTTGTCAAGAGGCATAGTGCTGTTCTGCGGTACTTCCGGTGTTACTGTTACTGCGTTTGTTATTTCGTCCATTGTTTTGTCCTCCTATTCGTATTCTCTTGCCAGCCAACCAGGCAAACTTATGACGTTCAAATCGCCGTTTTTGCCGTTGTAGCTGTACCAGTTACCTGTTTTAAGACACTCTTTGAGAGTGTAAAGATAGTCGTTAAGGTCTTTTGTGCCTTTCTGTATGATAAAATCGTCAGCTTCAAGGACGTTGCAGGCATAAGGTGGTGACTTTTCAACAGCGATAAAAACAAATCTATGAGGCTTGCCCTCAATTTCTGACACACCCTGCGTGTACATCGCCGCCTGCAAGTCATAGCCATATTTAATACAACTGTGCATAAAACTGTCTGTATCGGCATTTTCAGTAGTTTTAAGGTCTACTATGACAGACGTTGACTTAAGGTCTGTTCGGCAATCGGGGCGGCATTTGAGTTTAAGCCCCGTGAGCTTGTCCGTCCAGAAGTATGATTTTTCATGTTCGCCGCCGTTTAGCAAAGCGGCAGCATACTTGTTTGACATCACACTTTCGGTCATTGCCTGTATCTGTGCAAAAGTGTCCTCGCTTATGGGTATCTTACCGCTCGCCTCTATCTGAGCCGCAAGTGCCTTGCCCTCTTTGGTACGCCTGTCAAGCTTCGGAGCGACTATGTACTCGCTGTCGAATTTGTCCTTTTCAAGAACATAAGCATGGAAGGCTGTGCCGAAAGCAAGCGCAGGGGTCTCTACTTCGGGATTTTCAAGGGCGTACTTGAAATGCGCAGGCGACTTTGACAGCTTGAAAAGCTGTGAGCGGCTGAACGCTTCGTCATTGCGGTAATCTTCCGCAGACATTTGCTTTTTCATTTGTCATAGTCCTCCTCGTCATATTCATAAAGATCATCTTCTTTGTAGTCCAGAGCTAGCAGAGCTGCCAGATCACTTATTTCTACGTCTTCGTTCTCAGATATGCGGTCGATAAGCATTTCCCTGAAACAATCCTTGCAGTATTCCACATTCTCACAGATGTACATACACTCTGTTTCAGGGTCTATCTCGTTGCCACATTTGTCACAGTTGTATGCGGTGACGTTGCGGTCAAGTCCGCAGTGCTTGCAAGGCAGACCTATGGCTGTACAGCCTACGCAGGTATTGTATTTGCTACGCATTTGGAACACCGCCTTTGTACTTGAAAAATGCGATATTTTTGTACATGAAATACGATTCAGTTTTGGTTTCCAACACCTCAGCACCGACCTCTTTTGCTACAGCATGAATGTCAGGCGGAAATATCTGAACACCCGATATTGCTCCGTCAAACGTCCACACGTCGCCTATCATCATAGGGTAAACGCCTTCGGTAACAGTGCCATACTCTTGCGTTTCTTTCATTTTTAGCTCCATGACCGCCATGTCAACCATAGCGTCAAGCCTTTCTTTTACTGTCATGTTTTCGACCTCTCCTTTCTAGTATTGCTGGTTCTGCTAGCTGAAAGTATCTGCATGGATAAAGCCTACTACTTTCTAGGCAACCTTTCAGGTGTTTGCAGTCAAGGCAAGAGTAGTTAGTCACTTTGCTCACCTGCCAGCTTTGTGAGTTGTTTCAACGCCTGATAGCTCTTGCCGACGTCATACGCCTTGCGCTGGTCAGCGGTGAACAATGGGCTGATGTAGCGTTCAAAATCGCTCAGAGCGTCTTGCATGTGGGCGTGTTTGGCGTTATCAGCTATGTATTGTGCGAAGAAAAATTTGCAAGGCTGGAGTTCGTGCACAAACGGGCAGTTATCGCATTCATCATTTGTTATGCAATGCTTCGCCGCCTTTACAATTTCCTCGTCCGTGAATATCTCATCCATTGTTGTCACCGCCGTTTCCTATCCTCGTAAGCTCCTCTTTCACCTCAAGCATTGCCCGATATGACTGTCCCAAGTCAAAGGCTTTCTGTTCTTCGTCTTCCATACGTTCGTAAATGTCCAGTATCAGTTCGCAAGCCTTGTAAGCCTTTTGAACTTCTTGACAAATCTGCGTTTTTACGCTATTATCAAAGTGTATGTTATCGGTATCTTTTGATACCTCCGAGCTTGTGCCTGTTGCCGCAGGTGCAGGCTCATTTTTCATGTATTCGATAATACAATTTAGAAAATTAGTAGCACATTTCTCATCATCCTCAAGTGGGCACGATTTACAGTCGGAATCTGTACAAGATTTAGCCACATTTATGATATCTTCTTTTGTTAGTTTCTTATCCATTCTCAATCTCCTCCCACTCAAATCTACCTTTGCCGCTGTTACGCCACTGACCGATACCTCTCAGCTTGCCATAGTCCAGCCACTCACGCACGGCTGTTTCCATATCGTCTTTTAGAATATCGATAGTAAACTCAACTGTTGCTCCTGCAGGCACTGTCTCAGAGTGTGCCAGTGCAACACGTTCGCCCTGCGGTGTGCTTGCCCTCAATGGCCGTTGACATTCACCCATGCCGCCTTTGAATTCGTATGGTATCTTGCGTTCCTCGATGAAGATAAGTCCGTCAATCTCTTTCTTGTACGCTTTGATTTTTGAACTAGCCGTGCCTGATACCTTCTTTAACACTCCGCAAGCGTCCTTGAATAAGCCTTTTATCTGATAGTCCCACAAGAAAGGCGTGCCGTCTTCCAGTGTCGGGAATACCGTCATAGATTTTTCGACCACTTCCGCTACACCAAGTGCGGCTATCTCTTCCTCACGGCTCTTTGCGTCAGGTGCTTTCGACGCGATATACTCGTCGTGGATTGTGGTTGTTGCGTTTGCCGTTCCCAAAATCTCTTCGGTGAACGTCAACTTTACTTTGATTTTTTTCATACTCATGTCTTTTGACCTCCGTTAAATGTTAAATTTATTTTTTCCTTGCTTTTCGACGCCATACTGTGCCGAACTACGCCTTTGCTAGTCACTGCAGTTCCTTTGCTAATCGCTGATATGCCCTTGCGTCGCTATGCTGTTCAATGCCTTAGCCAATCAATGCCATTTCTTTGCATGGCACCGCCAATCTGCACCCTGCTATGCCTTTGCCTCTCGTTGCGTGTTAAAACTTCGCCTCGCCTTTGCTTGTCGGAACTTAGCTTTGCCTTTGCTTATCTAAGCGGTGCTGTGCATACCTAGCCCTAGCTCCTCACCTCACAGCTTTGCCGTTGCTTATCGACGCTAGGCCGTTGCTTTGCTGTTCAAATCAACACCTTCGCATTTCGCAGTCGTTCACAGGTTCGCTTTGCCGTAGCCAATGCTATTCATAGCAAATCCGTTGCATTGCGAATCTAAACTCTGCCGTTGCTGTTTTCGTCGTGGTTTTCATCATCACAGCTGCGTTCATGTTCCCATTTGTGCTGGTCTATGATACATGCTATGAACAGCATCACAGCATAGAAAACTGTCAGTATCACGATTGTTGCGCCGATTATTGCGGCTATAAACATACCCTCTGACACTTTACCACTTTCCTTTCGTCTGTATCTCAACCTTGACAACAGGCTTTGAAGCTTCCTTGATTGCCTGCTCCAGCTCTTCACGAATTGCGGTTTCGGCGGTTTCTTTTATGTTTCGATACAGTCCGTAGATTGCCAATGCAAACAGCGCCGTACATAACGCTATTGCAGCCACGAATCTGACGATCTCTAACGTTGCTATCATGTTGGTCATTTCTTTATGCTCCTTTCCTTGCAGTATTCCGCAAAGATTTCTTCGGGGTTCGCCCCGATTATCCTGCAGTATGTTACGATTTGTTCAGCATTCATGGTGCCGAACTGCCGTTCCCACCTGCTTACGGCTGTCTGTGCCATGTTCAGCCGTTTTGCGATTTTTGCCTGTGTAATATCGTTGTCGGCTCTGATAGATTTCAGCCGTTTGGATATCACGTCATTGGCGGTCATTTTCTTTGCAGGCATTTTTACACCTCCACTATTCTGCATGAACATCACGTGTAAGATAGTCCAGCGTAACGTTCAGCCATTTGGCTATCTGCAGAAGCACCGACGCTGGCATATCGTTTTTATCCTGCCACTTAGACCACGTTCTGCGGTCTATCTCAATAGTCTTTGCAAGGTCCTGCTGAGTTAGATGTCTGCGTCTCAGTTCACCATTGATGTTATCAAATATCGTTGTCTTTTCAGCCATTTGTTACACCTCCGTTTTCATTTTGAATTCTCGTACTCGTTTTGAGTACATTATCATTATATACTCATTTTGGGTATTTGTCAACCCCAAATTGGGTACAAATATGTACAAATTTGAGATTATATTTTTGTACAAAATACTCATTTTGAAAATAATGCGCCCTATTTTCATTGACAAATTCCCATAATGGGCATATAATATATATAGTAGGAGGTGATAAGAATGTTTGACAACCGCCTGAAAAAGCTGAGAATGGCGAAAAACCTCACACAAGAGGAAGTTGCAAAAGCCTTAGGCTTGCCGAAAACAACCTACTGCAACTACGAACGTGATGAACGTGAGCCGTCAGCAATGACACTTCTAAAAATCTCAGCATACTTTGGCGTGTCTCTCGATTATCTTTGTGGAAACGAGGGCGAAAAAAATTCCCCGCCACCACAAAGTGACGAGGAAGCTAAGATTATCGACGCATTAAAGGTTCTTGAAGATAGCGAAATCAAAGACCTTGACAAATATGTCGATTTTCTCCTATTCAAGAGAGGGCTGCTTTAAGCAGCTCTTTTCTTTTTCTGCCCTTATTTTTTCCCACAATTCGGGGTGCTGTAGTATGTAAATCTTGTGGGCTAGTCTTTTTTCAAATTCTGTTCGTTCTTCTTTTGTCATTATTTTCTCCTCCTATATTTATGAAACATATGTTCGATAAGCCTATTATATATCATGTAATCACGGCTGTCAATACCCTTTTTATGTACTGTCCGAAAAATCGGACTGAAATAAAAAGACGTCAAAAAGTATTGCAAAATATGCGTTAAAATGCTATAATATACATGAAACACACATATATAGGCTATGTGTAAATCATAGCATTTTTATGTCATAAAATGCAAGCGTGTTTATAATATCGAACATTATTTGTTGAAACTGAACAAATCGTCAAGGCCACATTTTAACGATTTAGCCAATAGCACAGCCGTTGAAATGCGTGGGTCAACGTTATAGTGTTCTATCTGGTCTATTTCGGAAAAGCTAACGCCTGACAGTTCGGATAGCTGGCGCAGTGTCAGACGTTGTGTGCGACGTATATCACGCAAATGTGTTTCGTATATCATATATATCACCTCAAGGGCTAGTATGCCCACAAGAGCCGTGATTATAAGAAAAGGGGTAAAAACCATGGGATTACGTTTTAGAAAATCAATCAAAATCGGCAACGGTGCGAAATTGAACATCAATAAAAAATCTGTCGGTTTTAGTGTCGGTGGAAAGGGCGCACGATACACTGTCAACAGTTCAGGACGGCGCACAAAGTCTGTCGGTATACCAGGCACAGGGCTGTCATATGTATCAACATCGGGCGGCAGAAAGTCGTCAAGCCGTAGTTCTCACGGCCGTAAAACGAGTGGCACATCAAAGGGCGGTTGCCTGCTGGTAATAATCATTTTCTGTGCTATATCGGTCATAGTCTATGGAATAGCGCACCTATTCGGCTATAGGCGGCCGACAAAGGTTGAATGGACTAATGACAACTATTCTATCGCACTGAATGACTATAATCGTGACTATAGCCACATAATCTATTTGCGAATCACAGGTGAAACCGACGCAGAGGACGTTGACCCGAAAGATATAAAAATTGAAATCAGTAATTCTGACGTTTGTCAGTTAGAATATGATGATAGCGGTGCATATGTCACCTATGATGTGAAACCCCTGAAAGACGGCTTTGCGGACGTGACAGCCACATATGACGGTGTGACATCTGACCCTATAACGATAACGGTTGACATGGATGAAAAAGTCACCACTACCACCACAACAACCACTACCACCGCAGAGCCTGAAACCACCACCGAAGCAACCCCTGTGACAACTACCACACAGGATCCAGCCGAAACGATAGTATATATCACGGCTTCGGGCGACAAATATCACAACGAATCATGCAGATACTATGATGATACCTGCACACCAATGACCCTGCAGGACGCACAAAACGCAGGCTACGAGCCTTGCAGGGTGTGTGGCGGATAAACATACCACAATAAAAAATGCCCCCACAGAGCGACCTGTGAGGGCGTGTACAGCCAAACCTAGCAAGAGATGATACTATAGTAGGAAGTACCCTATTATTCTATCATAAATCATAAATATTGTCAAGATAATAGGAGGAATTTTACATGGCAACAGCGAAAAGACTGCCGAGCGGAAGTTATCGTGTGAGAGTGTACGATAAAAACACCGGTAAATACAAATCGTTCACGGCCGAAACGAAAAAAGCCGCCGAGCTTGCGGCGGCGGAATGGCTGATAAAATGTCAGGACGAAGAAAACCAGCAAATAACATTCCAGACCGCAGCTGAAGAATATATCAAAATAAAAACGCCTGTGCTATCACCCACCACGATACACGGCTATCAGACTATCCTGCGCAACAATGTTGACAGGCTGAAAGATATTCCGATTGACGAGGTTACGCCGCAGCTAGTGCAGGACTGGGTAAACGGTTTGACCGTTGATAAATCGCCGAAAACTGTTCATAACATCTATGGTTTTTTTACAGCTGTTATGTCATACTATGACGTGGATATACGGCTAGGAAAAATTCGTTTGCCGTCCAAAACGAAAAAATTTAAAATTCTGCCTGATGTTGAAACCGTAGTGGACCTGTTCCGTGGGTCAGATATAGAAATTCCTGTGCTGTTGGCTGTATGGGGCGGTATGCGTATGTCGGAAATACTGGGTATCCGTCGCAAGGACCTATGTGGTGATGTGTTGACACTGTCGCAGGTGCGTGTCACAGTTGGCAAGGAAATAATTGACAAAGAGCAGGCTAAGACCTACAACAGTCGCCGACAGCTACGGCTAGGGCAGCCGATAGTAAATCTAATAGACAGCCTAAACTTGCAACCCGATGATTATGTTGTGGCCTACACCCGAAAACAGGTGTACGGCCGTTTCGTCAAAACAATGCGATCGGCAGGCTATCAGATCACATTTCACGATCTACGCCACATCAACGCCAGCGTCATGGCGAAACTAAATATCCCTGATGTATACGCTATGGAACGTGGCGGCTGGAGTAACACCAGCACATTGAAATCGGTATATCAGCAAACGTTTGATACAGACCGCCAGCGTATTGACCAAACCATTGATGACTATTTTCAGGACATATATGACACGAAATATGACATGAAAAATATAAAACAGCGTAAAAACGTAGTTTGAATAACTTTTGCCGTGGGTTCAAGTCCCGTCACCTCGACCAGTCACTCGCCGTGACGGGCATTGTCCGTCATGGCTTTTTTTATTATCAGAACTTAACGCCGCAGGGGGAGTTTTTGTATTACCTAAACAAGTAGGGTTATGCTTTGAGGAGGAGAACCCCATAAAAGTACACCCAAATATTAT